GCCGAGCCGCAAGGGCATTCCATAAACCTCTGCAAACGCGACCCAGTCCTTAATGTCGTAATTTTTGAAAAGGTACATCCAGGCGCAAGTACGAAGGACGCCCTGCCTGACCGGGAACCCTGACCTGGTCTTATGGAGATGGAAGATAAATTTGAAGGGCGGCAACTCTATCCCGTTTCCCGGGGCCTCGTCCGTGAGGAGCCGTGGGGTCATAGAATTGGCCCAGGTAAACTTTTTCGGATGCACCCACTCCATGTGCCTCGGGATGTTCTTCCCGTTCCTTACATCCCAATAGATTTCAAGAGCGCTGAAGCCCTTGCCTACGGCATCAAGTATGTCCAGGAGGTTATCCTCAAAATCAGGGAGATTGGAGATCGCCTCAGAGACGAACTCCGCGATCTCGAGGTCCTTCTTTTCCTGCGAATAGGGCTCTACCTCAAAGTCAAGGCCGGTCACAGCGAGCTTGCGGGTCTGGAGGATTGAAAAAAGGTGTCCGTCTTTTTCCTCCATCTCCTCAAAGAGCTCCGCTTGCCTGTAAACGTCGCCTGCGTCGGCCTCCCTGAATATCGTTCCCAACCTCTCCGGGGTCAGGCCCTTTGACGGATAGCCGCTCCAGCGGTCTCGCACGGATGCGACCGCAAGCACTCTTTCATCAGGCCGACTTGCTGGCCTTATATCTCTTCCAAAACCGTCGTACAGCATCAATACGCTCCTGCGCCGGTCATCTTGCGCGATTCAATCTTCTGATATTCGGGCTTCTGATAAGGCGTATGCGCTCCGTAAAGTCCGAGGAATCCTGCCCAAGTTCTGTCAGCGTGGCCAGAGGTGTCGCTGCCGTCCACATCGAACCGTATGTTGCCAGCTGCAGTCGTGACCTTCCTGAGCGAATGGAGGTCTCCCCGGAGTTCCCTGTCTCCCATCGGTATCCTGCACTTCCGGTCCTCGAACCGCTGTTTTCCTATTGTGGCGAGGTGCTGTTTTGAAGGCGATGTGAAGAGCACTCCTTCGACCCTCATGGAGCCGTGCCTCCTTTGAGCATCCTCGACCGGCTTCTCTCCCATGCCGGTCTGGTCCATCACAAGCCTTGCGACCCTGTACTTGTTCATCAGCTCATCAAGGACAGCATCCTGCTCTGCGAAGGATTTTCTTTTAAGGGTCCTTATCTCCCGCGTCCAGAGGACGTCGCCGACCTCTTCCCACACCCATGCGACCCAGAGGTCATTGCGCCTGCCGATGTCATTGCCTATGTAGCAATGCCCGCCCTGGTAAAGCTCCGGCAGACCTGCGTTATCGTGCTCCACGGCGTTTATAAGGTCATAATCAAGCCATGCGCTGGCTTCGTCGAGCCACTTGAGCTCGTATTCCTGCGACCAGGCGTCCTCGTCATTCAGGCCTGTCCTGAGCTCCTCTATGTCCCTCGGCAGCCCATCGCTGACCGCTTCGTAGATATCCGTCGTCTGCCTGTACCAGAGATTATCTTCTCCGGTCATGATCTCGTAGAACTTGTTGCCCTTTCCGTTGGGCGTGGATACCACCCGCAGCTTGTGGCCGGCAGAGATCACCGGGAAGAGGGCCTGCCAGATCTTTCGGCTGTCAGCGTGGAAGGCGAACTCGTCGAGAAAGACGTTCGCCGAAAAGCCCCTGGCAGTATCCGGGTTCGCAGGGAGGGCCGTTATTCTCGACCCGTTCGGGAATACGACCTCAAGGGATTTATATGTCGCCTCTCCGGTCCATTCCCCTTCTATGGCTGTGATCCCAGCTCCGTATGCCTGGCAATGGCGTTTCACTCCTTCTTCAACCGCCTCCTTTGCCTGCCGTTCTCCCCTGGAGAGGATTACCCACCTGGCCTTTCGTCCCATTGCTTCAGCCTCAAGACAATCGTCAACAATTTCCAGAGTCGTCGTAAATGTCTTGCCTGTTTGCCTGGCGAACATACCGGCTTTGAAGCGGGCGCGGTTCTTGAACCACCGCTGCTGAAAGTTATAGAGGGTAATCGCGGGCATCAGAATACTCCGTATATCTCTTCCCGTACCCTCTTCAGGGTAGTCGGGTCGAGTTTCCCGTTCTTGCCAGCTTCCGCCTCAAGCGCTTTAAGCCTTTCATCCATCTTGCCCCTGACCTCTGCGCGGTACTTCTTGAGTGTTACCGAGGACCTGTTCAGGTCGGCGACCATCTTACCTATGGAAGCGAGGTTGACCTTGCCGGGGTCATCGAGCTTCATCAGCGCATCGAACGCCTTCTGCTGTACGACCTGGGTCAGCGCGTCACCGAGGGCATTCTCCTCGTCTCCCACTTCCTCTACAACGGCCCTTGCCTGCTCGGTCGCCAGCTTTATAGCTGCGAGCTTTCCCTCAAACTCCCGCCCGTACCTGTGGATGGAACTCTTGGAGATCGAAAAACCCTTTTCCTTGAGTGCGTCCTCCAGGGCCTTGTAATCCGAAAAGTTATTCTTGATCAGGGCATGGTCCAGCCAGGCCTTGACGTCTGTAGGGAGTCCTTTTACCGCGCTTCTCTTCGGCATGGCGCTAATCCCACCATTTGGGCGGCCTGGCGATGCCAGGGTCGCACTCGACCGTGTACTCTACGACATCGATGCCATCGCGCGTCAGTTTTGCGAACCATTTCTTCGACGGGTCGGGCTTGCCTTCTATGGAGATAAGCCCTCTGGTATCCAGATAATCCAATTCCTTATGGAGTTCGAGTCTCGTTATCTGGACAGGGACGGCGTTTATAGCTGAGAGGACCATGTCCTCGTTGGCCCCTATGGGACGCCCGGCGTCCAGGGTTGCAAGTATCAGCCAACGCACCTGTTCCCGTATCTGCTTCTGTAAATCAAAACCGCTCATACTCCGCGCCTCCCCCAAACATCAATTTTCTCGGCAAGGGCATCGAGCTTGGCGTTTATCACGACCTCCTGCCTGATAGCGTCCTCCCGGCGGACATACTCCATAGGCAAAGCCGCCTTAAGTCCGAGGAGTTCTCTTTCAACCCTTTGCCATTCTCTGGTTTCATCCTCATTCGCCTTCTCCAGCGTTGAAAACCTTCTGTCTATGTGCGCCTGGTTCCTGTCAAGCAGCCCTTTAATAATCCCGACGAGCAGACCGCTCCAGGCGAGTAACACGGTCACCAATACTGCAATAAGCTCAATATCCACTCCGCTCCTTTCGTACTTCAGACCTTATAAATTAAAACCTCAGTCCGGCCTTTATCCTGAAATCTAATCCGTATGACTCTGACTGATTGACCTCAGCGCCCACGCGGAAGGGGCCGAGGTCACGGTCTACAAAAACTCCGTAGCCGCGTGTGATGGGGCTCATGGTCAGGCCAGCCGCCCACTTAGGCTCCGAGACTGGGCGTGCCGACTCGACCGGGATATCTACCCCGGCCAGTATCTCGCCATTCGAGCTGGAGGCGATTACCCGGCGTGTCTCATCAGGGAGGCGGACGAGCGAGAGGTCAACATCTATAGACGGGCAGTCCGGCTTCTCCTTCGACTTGACCTCCAGCTTAACGACCCGCTCCACCTTGCTGTCCTTGGGTACCTCATGAGCGGGCTTTGCTTTAGCGTCCGGCTTCCGCTCGAGCATCACGCTGCCGTCTGCCTGGCGCTGCTCTGCCGACCAGGTCTCCATGACAGGCTCCTTGTGCCAGAGCTTCCAGCCGACGAATAAGGCCGCAGCGGCAGCAGCGACGATCGCGGCAATGATGAGGTTACGCTTTATCACGGGAGCCTCCGATATTGATGTTCGCCGTGTTGAAGCCGTACAGGCCGACGAGAAGCCCTGCCACGCCATAAGGCAGGTCCGGGATTATGCGTGTGGTGAAGACGATGTAAGAGGCCCAGCAGATATATGAGACAATGATCAGGAATATGGTGAGCCTGGTCATTGACCGCTGTCCGTTTTCTTCCTGGAGAAAGCCGGATAACCTTTCCATCTACTGAACCCTCCCAGTCCTCATCATCTCAACGAGCTCGGGGCCGCGATTACCGACCTGGATGAACCAGTCGGAGAGCACCATCTCTGCTGCGGCCTTTGCATAGTTGCCAGACTCAATGGCCGCTATGGTCTTCTTGAACTTCTCGAACCTTGACAGGCCGAGGTTGAAGACCATACTTGCGACTACCGCCTGCCTGACGTTATCGAGCCGCTCGAACCAGGGGAATGATCTGCACTCTCTTAGGGTCTGCTCGATGTCATTATCGAGCATGAACATAGCTTCTTCTTTCGAGATGCCGCGATCTTGGAGGTTGCGGCCCACGCCTATGGTGAGCTTTCCTGCCGGACACCTGTACGGTTTAAGCCTGAGGGCTTCGTGCTTTATCAGGAGCTCTTTGAAAGTCACTTTTGCCTCCGCCTGAATGCCGCGCCGAGGCCTCCGCCCGGAAGACGCCAGCCCAGGTACCATTCCCACTTTTTGCCCCTGCGGGAGATAAACGGGTACTCCTGGCCGTTATAAAAAGTCACTCCGAAGTTCCAGACAAACCCCTCCGGAGCCCAAACATGGGGGCCATAAAGGGAGACTTGATGGCTAACGCGCTTACTGAGGCCCCAGCGATAGGAGACGAGGTTGTGCAGCGGGTTGCGCCAGAAGAGCCATAGGGCCTGGCGAATCCAGAAAGGCCAGCCGGGGAGATAGAAGGAGAGAACTACCGGGTCATCGTCATTGCCGAATATCGACCAGAGCGCTTTCTTAACGTCCATACGAATGTCCTTTTTGGCTTAGGAGGTAGGACCGTCGCTCAGCGCAAGCGACCGTCCCGGTCGGACAAAAAGAGTTGCAACAGGGGGAATTTTACTTGAAAGAGGAAAGTAACTCTCGGAAGGTGCTTGAAGAAAGTTTCTGCGGAAAGCTGACTGCGCGGTTAAGGACGAGGGAAGAGGTCTACCTGGTCTTCATGGTCTTTTACTATTTCGCGGATCTGCGTATGGGTGAGGTTGAACTCGCGGGCAAGTTCGCCGACATTGTGCTTGCGCCAGCGCGCGCGGATAACCCTGTCGCGGACGTGCCTGAACGCGCCGTCTATCTTCGGAAAATACTTCTCCCGCCCCTCGAAGTACTCCATTGTCTTTATGACGTTTTCGAGTCCTATCAATTCGGCAAGGCCGCCGAACTCTTCAGGGAGGTCGTCAGCGGATATTCCTTTTTTCCAGTCTGCGCTCATATCCCTTCTTGCCGGTTCAATTCCTTGATCCGGTCCTTGAACGCCTTCAGGTCTGTTACCGCCATAAACCTGTAATGGGTATAGGTCCCTTTTAAAGCATGGCTGTTAATGAATGCGATCAGAGACTTTTTGAACTCATCGCCCCACCTGGCCCTGGCAGCGGCCTCGAGTTCGAGCAAAAGACCTGCCTTGCTGCTCTCGAACTTCTGGAAGCCTGACTGCCTGTATATCTTCATCACATGTTCGAGGACCTTGAGTATCTCACCTGACGAAGATTCCGACAGGCGCTTATTGATAACTGCGGGCGCTATATTTTCCCTCAGCTCAGTACTCTCGATGCCGAATTCACGCGCCTTGGCAAATAGAGAGGCGAGCAGGCGTTGACGCGGTTCGGTTTTCGGAAATGATCTACATTCCATCGATGTCCAGCCTCCCTTGTCTAAATATTTCCTCAATGCTCGATTTTGACAACGCCGCTGCCCTGATCAGGCACATGATGCCGCGATGCCTCAGGCTCCGTATTTGTCGCTCCAGCTCCTCGCGGTCCGTGATCACATAAAAGCCGGGCGGGTTGCCCGTGCTGCTGCCTATAAGCTTGCCGTGCTCTTTAACGAGGTGCGAGACTATCTCTCGGATCCTGACGCTCTCTATCTTCGTTTCCTCAGCCAGGTCGTCCGCCTTGATAGCGTTCGCCCGGCCTTGATGCTGCTCGATGATTTCCCATACCCGATATTCCTCGTCGCTCAATCCCTGTTGGAATATGTTGAGCTGGTTGGACATCCTTACTCGCCGCTCCTGAGCGCCGATTCAGCCTCGGCGATCTCCTGTTTTTCTTTCTTCAGTACCTTCCAGAGTATATCGGCTAAGGCCCTCAACGCCCATCTCTTGAAATGAATCTTCAGAAGATATTTATCGGCGAAGATCTCCAGGATAAAGGTGCCATCGGAACCGTTGAGGGTGAGATCAATGTAATTTACTCCCATTACGTTGATGGTCTTACGGTCGCTCACTGTATATTCTCCTCTGCCAGGGCCTTTAATTCGTCGATCTCGGCCTGGGTTGGTATTTCAATATCCGTTATCTGCCTTCTATACCGGTGAGCCATCCTGTAGAGGTGATATATTTGGCTCGGCGAAAGTGGAAACTCCGGACTGTACTTTGCGATCGTCGCCATATGAGCTGCAAACCTCTTATCAAAGGTGCCAACGGCAAAGGTACATTTGGCGAGTGCATTTGCGAGCTCAATTTGTCTCTCGGTCATTTTTCAATGAGCTCCTCTAAATCTATCTCTCCAAGCACAAATTCAAGAGCATAAGCCACCCCTTCCTCGTAACTCATGCCTGGAAACTTTGTGCCATTGAACTGTGCTATTCGTGCTTCGCTTAAAGCTTCTTTTATTTCGCTAATGCTCCTTAATGCCATACTATTATTCCTCCTCAGTCCACCACGGGTTCATGGTTCCTTCCTCCAGGGTAAGCCTTTAGTGTGTTCGCCTATCGACTCTGGCCTTTCAAATTGCTCCGGGTTTTCCGGCCTTGTGGTCGCTCGCAAACGGGCCTCTTTTTCCTTGAGCGTCTTCTCGACCTCTGCTGACTTCTTTCGCGCCTCTTCCTCAGCGACCGAGATCATTACCTTCTTGAGGTAGTTGTGATTTTCAAGTGGCACCTCGAAGCGTTTATTGCAGACCGTCTTGAGCGCCTGGACGATGCCGGCCTTTGATATCTCGTATGCCCGCTTCTGGAAGGCGAACTTTTCGCCGGTCCAGATATCG